AATATCCTTCTGATGGATTCATTGCATAGCTTTGATCTTCTGATGTACGCACACCTTCCTTAACAATGTAATAGTTGTAAGGAACACAGTTTTCCCATCCGGAAAGCGTCAGGGTGTTTCCGCTAAGTGATATGTTGCCGACATCGATTACTTTTATGAGGCACATCTTGACTGCGTCTGTATCATCAGTAAAGATGTAATCTCCTACCCCATCAAAGCAATCTGAGAGATCATATACAGTCACTTCATTGACAGTATCTGTTGTTAGGGAAGATACATCTACAGATGTGAATTCTCCGTCATCCTTTTTATAGTAGATCGTGTCTGCATTAGGAATGTAGAACCATGCGCCTTCTGAAATATCATCTTCGGTAATGTATGTGTTATTTCCTCTTTCAAATATGATCTCAGCGTTAAATCTTGGATCTTCAAGCGTAACAGGTGGGGCAGCCTCTTTTGGAGTCATAACAGTATAACCGTCTTTTTCAAGGAATTCTGCAAAGTCTTGTACAGCAATGATCTGTGTTCTAAAGCCTGCACTTTTTAGACTTGTCTGCTCACTTACACCTATACCATTCAACGCACCATCATCATCAATGTAAAGCTGGCTTATAAAAGCAATGTGTCCACTTTTCAGCAAGGCATCGCCAACAGCTATATCGTGATAGTCTATAAATGGTTTAGGCTCAAGAAAATCTTCAAGTTGTGCTGTAGTCTTGTACTGCCTGATGCCAAGAACCTTTGTGACATATGTAGAGCATACACCGCCATACAAAGCATGAGCATTTACGATATTCTTGCTTGTATAATCTTTTGTGTACAGAACCGAAGCAGGATTCGCAAGCGCACTATAGAATGTTTCAAGCGTCAGATTCCTATAAACATCAAGTCCATCTCGCCAAACGCTTGAATAAACTACGCTCGGAACAGCAGCACCCTTTTCGTAATAATCTGTATGCCCAAGAACCCTTGTTTCAAGAGGCATTGTAGAATGAACTGTAATTCCACCCATTTTAATTCTGGACACATTAAGCGAGAAACCGTTACTAACCTCACTGTACAATGGTGTGTATTTTGGAGTAGGCTTGTTTTCGGAGCTTGACCATTCAGACCAGCTCCCATTTCTGAGAACCCTTACATATTTGACCATTGTGTCAGTGCTTTCGATTACAACCTGAAATGTCTTTGAGCTTCCGGTATATAACGTGGTTACATAAAGACGATGCGCCCACTCTGTTGGACAATTTACCATACTCATTGCCGCAGCTCGGCTACTTACTTGATATGCGCCCACGGTAGTCAAACTGTTGTAATCCGTTTCTGTAGGAATGACTGATAAATTTTCTTGGCCTGCTGAAATAGCGTTTTCCACCTCGCTCACAAGTGCTAACCGATTCCATTCACCCCATGCTGAGCCATTATAATAGCGCATAAATACTGCTGTATCCGCACTGTTTGCCTGAACCCATTGTATGATTCTTTCCATATTGGACACCTGCAAAACATACAACCTATGCGCCGCTGTTGTTGGGCAGTTTATCATCGCCTTTGCTGCTGTAGCATTTTGCACTCTGTAATTGCCTGGTGTCACAAGTGAATTGTAGTCTGTTCCTGCAGAAAGAATAGTTGGTCTTGTGGCATCCAATGCAAGAGAATTTGCTATCGAGCTTATTAAGTTGCTTACTTGTGTCCTGATTGCTGTTCCTATATCTGAATAAGTAGTACCATTTGCACCTATTCTTCCATCTATAAGCTCTGCATCACCGGTAGTGCTGCCTTCTGCAAGTCTTGTAAATGAATTCATGCGTGATGTCAGTGCGCTTATTGCTGTTTTGTTGTCATCGTTATCAGACTGAAGATCGGCAAGAGTAGCTCCTGTAAATGCAAGAGCAGCATTCACTATATCTTCGATATTGGTTATTGGAGCCTGCAGCATTGCTAATGCCTGTTCGATAGCTGTCATCTGTGCAGGTGTGCCATAATCCGCTGGTCTTGCCCTTTCAATTACATTGAAGCCTGCAACGTATTCTACTCTGCTTTTGTTAGCATCTGTGTATGGTATATGTACAAGCACTTTACCAGGACGAGCTAAGATGCTGTTAGGAATCACTACACGATTATCATACCCAAGTCCGGATATCTCTTCATCGCTTCCACCGGTATCAAAATAACAATTGAAGTATGTTGGAAGTTCAATGCCATCAAAAATCAAGACGATGCCGTAATCATTCTGATATACAGATTCAGCGATCCCCATTCGGCCTTTAAAATAAGCTGTTATCTCATTATTCATTTGATCACCTCACTTTAGTCTCACGATGGCTATGACCTTGCGGTCACGGCCATATGTGTATGCCCCTTTGCCATCTTGTCCTGACCAATTATCCCAAATGACAGGTTTACTACCATTCCACTTTCCGGTCAAAATAAAGATGTGACTGCCGCTACCTACACCGCTTCCATCCATAATGATGTCACCGGTCTTTAACTGACTCTTGATCTGACTAAGAGTCTTGTTACCTGGATAGATAACAGTCATCTTGTCATTATTGCCATATACCTTGCCTGCCTCATCGTGCCATAGGTTCTGACCGCTTTTGAGAATACCGATCCGCTGAAGAACACAAGCGACATAAGTTACGCAAGTTCCTTTCCTTTTGGATTTCTCTATAGTAGGATTCTTCTCATACTCATACTTGGCATTCCTCATCCAATCAGCCTGAACCTTACAGGCTTCAAGCTCCTTGTCGATTATGGTCTGCTTGGGATACACCGCCTTGTCATTCTCATTGAGATACTTCTGCCATGCCTTCATGCTGTTGGTTCCAAAGATTCCATCGGCAGCCACACCGATCTTTTTCTGCCAGGCTTTTACTGTATTGATGCCTATGACGCCATCCTGCGTAGAGCCTGCCCATCTCTGAAGGTTTCTTATGCAAGGAGATCCACCGCTGCCATATTCTATAGCGATGAGTGCCGGATAGTATTTCTTTTGTGCTTTGTTCTGACCGGAGATGATGCCATCTTTGGTAGTTCCGAAGAAACGCTGCATCTCTTTCACTGTCGCTGCACCGCCTACACCATCGCAGATCAGCTTGCCATGTTCATCGTATGGGGATGGAACTTCTTTGCAATCTGTGTGCATCGCATTGCCCATGCCAGGAGCAGGCACATAGCCTTTAGTAGTCCTTCCGTTTACTGTCTCCGCAAATATGCCGTTACCATAAGTGTAGTGATGATTCGATAGTGAGCTGATCCAACCTATACTTGCCTTCCGGTTTGCTAATGTGTCTGTTACTCCCTTAATATGGTAATCGACTGCAAGGCCTTTCTTATGCTCACTGTTGGTTATGCCGCCTACCTCTCTGTTATATGTAGCGCAACGAACACCACATGTAATCGTCATAGGTTTTCCATAGTGAGAACGGATAGCCTGCACAGCCATAAGCTCTACCGGTTTCATATATGTAGGATAACCGCAGCAGTGTCTGCCATTACATCCGCATCTGAATTCTTCCGGTCTGAAGTTGTCAAGATTAAGATAAAGATGGCAATTCATAAGATGTCTCAGAAGGTTATCCGTATTCGTGCCATAGATGCCATCCACATCACTCTTCCGGAGCATGTACTTCTTCTGCACTGCCTTGATGTTTTCCTCGTTGTACTCGCCCAAGCCAAGTGCCTTGAAGTATTCTTTCCTCTGTTCAAGTTTGAGAAGTGCCATGTCTACTCCCCCTTTACCATTCTCTGTTCATCTTCCTCAAGCATATCCTCAGCCATTTTTAGCTGATTCTCTTTATGATCCTCGTTAGCGATTATGCGCTGCGTGTTCTCATAAGCCTGATTGCTGATGCCAAGCAGTCCTGCAAGCATTGCACCAATGCCGGCCACAATAGTTACAGTCTCGATGCCATATGCAATGTCGAAGGTCTTGACTATCAAAGCGATAAATGTCACAAGATAAGACCATCTGATGACTACCCACTTGAGCCGATCATAGTGTTCGTCATCAAGTCTGAAGTTTGTAAACATCGCTACCGCAAGAACAGCGAAGACTATTGCCACTACGGATATAAAAAATATGTAATTCATTACTCTGTTTCCTCGCTTTCTATTATGTTGTCTCGGCTCAAGCTTGAGAATGAAGCTCTGTTAGCATTGCCTTCAAGTGCAGCTACCCTTGCCTCAAGCAGAACGTAATTGTCCTGAATAGTTGTTATTGCAGATTCAGCATCTGTTAGTCTTGAATCAATAGGTGCTACTCCTTCTGCTATTTCTTCAACAGCCTCAAGCCTTGACACAATACCTGCTACCGCATCGCTAAGTGTGCTTGCTTCCTCTTCAAGTCTTTCAGATAGTGATGCAAGATTGTTCTTTATGCTCGATGCTTCTACTCCCAATGCATTAAGCAATGATTTGTAAAGCTTTTCACTGCTGCCGGAAACCTCTTCTAATGCTCGTTGTACACTTTCCTTCAGAGACTTCACTTTGTCATCCGGAGTCAAATTCGGATTGGAATCATAGTCTAATATCATGATCTCACCACACTTCCTCTTCTGAATCTACGTGTCAGAGACTTGATCTCGCAGTCTCCTGTGCCTGCTATCTTGATAAAGAATCTGTCGCATCTTCTCGGAACTATCGGCACTGTTACTCCACCTTCCTCTACGTACCCGATCTGCTTTAGTCTTTCCCATTCACCATCATCCATCTTGATATATACAGTCACGATAGTGTTGGTCTTTGGAATTAGCCTTAGAGACATCTTGCTGTAGATCTTCTGGTTTTCCATAACCTCATCGAATGCACCAAATACAGCCACCCACTCTCTTTGACTTCTGGATTCAGATGGTGTCTCCGGATTGACAATATATATCTTGTCCTTTTCAAACGATGCAGTGTTTACGGAATTTATGAACAACAGCTTGCTATCGAGAATAGTGCATCCTCTGAACCGCACGTCGTCCTCGATGTGCCAACATGCTTTGTCTATGTCAAGTACAAGAAGCTCATATGTTCCGTCTTCTTTCTCAATAGATGCGTAATACTTGATGCCATCGCTTCCGGCCACTACATTCTTGAATCTGTTGTCAAGCTTCTCGCTTATGCTGTACGGATCACCGCCTTCATAGGCCATGATGCCTATTGTAGACTTATACAGAACAACATTGTTCAGAACTACGATAGACTTGCTGCTGCCCTTCTCCACTCCGAAGCATCTTGTGTTTGTTATCTGGAAGGAAGATGGTGATGTGCCGTATATCTTTGTCATTCTGTTCTCTTTGAAGAAAATCAGATGTGATGAGTACGCAGCACTTCCTGTCCATTCCTCGTCTGTACCTTGCTCGGCATAGTAGGAGTCAAGACTTGTACCCTGGTAATATTTCCAATTGGTCGGATCACCAAGCTTACAGGCATAGATGGTATTGTCCTTATCTGAGGCTCCCCATAGTCTGTTGTTCCATTCAATGACATGCTGAATGTTCGGAGCTTCTCGTTTTATACTCCCTGTAAAGGATATGTTTATTGCTGCGTCTGCGGTCAGCTCGATGAATGTCTCTCTCGGCAGAATAAGCGTATTACCTTTCACATCTTCGATAATGCAGGATGCTGTTATAGCCATTGTTCCATATGCCATATCGAGTGCAGTCTGCTCAGGATTGGTTTTGGCAGGAACATGAACAACAACAATGGCTGAGGATGGTCTTGGCTCACTTGTGGAATAAGAAGCAATGTAATGTCCGTCTTTAAGTTTTGCCTGAACAGAATATTTAGGCGAGACTTCATCCCTTTTATATATTTCAAAAGTAAATGGCTCATCGTGAACAGCACAGATCCAAAGCTGAAACGGAACTGTCTCTCTCCTTATTACGCAATACTTAACCCCTTCAGGAACAAGAAGATCCCATGCTGATCCTGCCTGATTAAACATAAATGTCTTTGTTCCGTCTGATTCATGAAGGTATTCCGGATTCTGCTCATACTCCAGAGTGCCTTGAATGTCTATTGCATCATCCTTGTGGAACTTATGGGAAGAAGGAAGAGTCACCCTTGCGTCAGTATTGCTTATCGTTACTGTTGCTTCCGATAATGTTGCCGACTCTTCAAGAGATCGGAAGCTCCCTATAGTCACATCAGAACCTTGCCTAACAAGTGTCAGATAAGTTTTCTGCGGAAAAAAGCATATCTTTGTATTGATAGCTACCATCTGCGTATCTTCGCTGAGTCCGGTAACAGTCACCACTTCTCGGCCATCATAGAAGAATGCGATGCTATCATCTTTCTTCTTCGCTATCATGGCCAGACGATCA